GGGAGATTCACCTAAGAGCTTGGCGCTCAGATGCGCATCGAAAATTTTCTATATAGGTTATTAACCCTATATTGAAGTAACAGATGTCCTGAGTCTATCATGGAGAAATCCAAAGATCTCCAATAGGAGAGATAGCTAAGTTGTCCATCAGAGCCTGATTTTCCAGACGAATCTGGACCAAGCTAAGTGAACCAGCACTTAACGGACCTGAAACCATAACACTACCAGCCATCACAGTGTCTCCAATTTCTTGGAAACCTGTGGTTTGGATAGTAATGGATGGATTAGAGGATACCTCTGATTCCATAATTCCTAACCATGCCCACGGGTGGCCATGGTAGTAACTAAGGAAAATTGATCCGGAGAGCAGCAATGCTCCAGCTGTAAACAAAGCGATAGCAAGAATATTACTATGCTTTTCTACATCTAACAGTTCAAGAGGTTTAATCGTCTCATGAGATAAAATATCATAATGAAACGGTAAACTTCCTAGACTATTAGACTTGCCATGTAGCAGTTCAAGAACTAAGAAAGTTCCAACTGCCACAACCAGGAAATCAACCCATGGAAAGTTTAAATAACTTCCAGAGGGAGATTCAGGGTGAATCTGTCCTTCTGTATCACCTCGTTCTTGCTTGATATGCTGAGGTTTAAGTGGTAAAGATAAATCTTTACCATAAAACTCAGCCCATAATGGCTTAGTTATTTCTTGTCATAACTTATAAGTAGACAAGAAGTCCCTAAAAGGTCGCTCTCCCTCCCGAGTTTCAGCTCAAAACTTCTCTGGCACTGCTGCTTTCAAATCATCTAGACCAAATAAATGGTGTAGCTTGGAAGATAATGTGTCAAGAGGATTTACAAGCCCTCTAGGTGTGATCTCCTTTCCAAAAAATATTGGAGAAGAGTCGGTCTCGCGACCGGCCTTCACAAGGAATTCATCATGCAATTTCCAAGGATCTATACCAATCTTCAAATCTTTCAATTTGGAGAAACGGTACCCATGGTTCGACATCCCACCCTCATTCCACGCGGATAGATAATCGTAATCGATATCTGACGCATGGAGATCCGGACTTAAGATCGCGTTCCACGGTACATTAGTTGTAACCGTGGCGCCATCAGATCCGTTAAGGGAAGCCATCGAAATTATGGGGATTGGAGTTATAGAGTCTAAAACTTTAGGAGTATCCTCCACCGTCTTTATATACTTAGTGAAGACTGAATAGATCGAATCAAACTTTTCAGAGTTTAATCTCGAAACTATATCAATCATCTCTTCAATAGCAGAATCAGAAGGTTCAAAACTTTCTGTTCAAGACTTTTGAAGAAGTCACTCAGTATAAGAAGACTTACCTAAGGGACTACTGGGATGACTAAGTCATACCAGTAATACTCTTAAGCGTGTAGGTAACCTAAAATATAAAGTTTTATAAACTTTCATTTTAGACTTATAACCATAACCTAGAAATGAAAGAATTGCATTAAGGGATAAATCGTACTTCCGAACAAATTCTACCACTAAAGAAGTTGAGCACATTGTGGCTAAACTTTCTTTAAAGGGTAGCATATTAGCAGTTGTATTATCCACGAAAAACTTTTTCGCGAATTCTATAACAAATTTATTCTTAGAAAGAATAGATTTTGCTAATCCGGCCTTTACTCCAATTACTTGAAGTAAAGACCGGTAGTTCTTAGTGGGATTAGACCCTTTGATCACACCATCATCTCCCAAAACCGCATAATCATCGTATCAACCTTTACAACCGCTCCTTCATGCAGAAAACTGCATCATGGCGTGGTGAGTAATAGCAAGCATTGCTCATGAGGATAAAGCACCCATTGGTTGACCCACCGAATAACTAACATGGGAGGGAGTATTGCGTTTAACCGCAAACCTCTTCTCCTTAGTAGTAGATTCAGGTGAGTTATAACCAGTAGAGTACTTTCTTAATATCAGAATATCCCTTCAAGACTCAGAAAATATTTTAGAGTCCGGGACCAAATCTTTTAATAAGACCTCCAGGAGAACAACTTGCATTGATATAGGTAGACGATCGGTCGCAGAGCTTAAATCAATAGAGGAAAATAATCCTTTGGGATTACTCCCGTATTTTGATTGAAGCCGGAGAATAGGACTCATCTGATCAAATGTTCCATCTTGCGGTATGGCTCTCAAAATTTTAAAGAGTCAGTCATGCAGAGGATGGAGCAATCATTGGCTTCAGGCATCAACCATGGCAAAAACACGAATTTTACCTGCCGGTTCCGGTTTATACCGAACGGCACCTAAAGATAAGTGCGTAAAACTCGTCTCATCGATTCGAGAATTACTAACCATGGCGACCGTCTGAAGACGTGATATAAATGTCTTTGAGTCCTTAATCTGAGTACAAAACCTCGTTAGAGCACTAAGCATCTCGTTATCTGATGACTTACGTAATCAGACCCGAGCTGCTATAACCAGTGCCCTAACAGAGGAATTTGTGTATGAGGTCCCCGGGGGATCATCTAAAGTCAAGGTCGTTGGACCCGACTTTAGAATAGGGAAAAGCTTAGGACCTGAAAGTTCAGGGAACTTAACAAGTTTAGAAAGTTGAGGTTTAAAGGAAGTTTCTAAAAACTTCCTTCACTCCTTTAGAAATTCTGATATCTCAGGGCCTGAATCAGTAATACTTGACAGGTTCAAAGAACCTTTAAAATCAAGAATACGATAGAGGCCTAAGAGAGTCATCCAGAGCCTTATGCTCCGAATATCTCTATCTCGAGATATAAGAACTCTAACCCCAGCTGGAATTATAAGAGGCACTCCCGCTCTATTACGAGAGGGACGAACCTTTAATTCAGCTAGGTCAACTACTCTAAATCTTGCTACACTTTGTTGTAGCAAGACTTGACTAGCTTTTAAGTATATAACAAGACCTTTTAAACCATTATGTTGCGCTAAGTGATAACACTTAAAGCAAAATCAAGCAACCTGCCTTACGACAGACTTTGAAGAACGAGGGCGGACTCCTCGAGTTATACTAAGTATAACACCAATGAGTCCGCGGCCTTTATTTCTAAAGACCAGACCGTTAATAGTCTTCAATTTTGCATTGACAACCTTCTCCAACGTAAGCATACGTTGTTTAAGGTCGTCAATTCTGAGTTTCTCGTTTGATTGAGATGCCAAGTTAAAGTGTTTTTTATGAGCATTTCTGTTCATAATATACCTAATTTGGTTGCTATATATAGCTTTCTTAATCAATAATCTGTTCGAGCAAGGATAAAATCCAGCTCTACACAGATGCGTATTCCGATATTATATAAATAATAGAGCGAAACTCGGCGAGATGCAAAGAATGCAAAAGATCTGACCACTAACCCCTCTTTCCAGCACCCTAAGGTGCCGGGGAGTAGGTCCTCGATAAGAGTTGTGGTTAAGGTCAGTATAGATTGTAAAAGGAAATAAACCCTCCTTTTCCTCTATACCACCTTTATACAAAATTTAAACAATTTTGTATTATCTTGGCGCGGGGGTCTTCTAGATCCACGACTCAGATGCAACAGGGCAAATGAGCCATAAGAACGAAAAGCACAAGCTTTTTGTTGATCTCTTTTAACGGAG